AGAGTATCACATACCAGTGGATAGTCCGATTGGGCAGATTATTCGTGGTCGTCAAGGCGGTATCGTAGTACATACATACCTAGCCGACGAACAGGCCAGCCCACAGCCCTGGAATGGTAAGGGTCTTAAACTTGATGGCTCTGTTGCTATTTTAACTCCTAGTGCTGGCCTTACATTTAAACTCAACGATCCAGTACAGTTACACAGAGTCGCCGCCGCCGCAGTTAAGCAATACGGTACAGTAACTGATCAGTTTTTAGCTGGCCTAGATGGTGTTGCCAAGGGCGCACTTAAGAAATATGTAAATCACAAAATCACTGGGCAGACAAAAGAAGAATTAGTTCCGTGGTTGGCCAATAATGTCAGCAAAGTACAGTACAAAAAACTTGTTGGCGAAGACGGTAACGGGTATCTAGCACAAGAAGAAAACGGTCTAAATGGACTGTTTACTATCTGGAACGCAATATATAATTTTAAAGTAAATCTAGCACAACAATTAGAAAAGCAAGTAGCAGGTATGCAACAGTTTGTTAATGGCAAACCCGAGGGCGAGGGCTTTGTGTTTAATACCCCATCGGGTATTATTAAACTAGTACAGCGCGGTAGTTTTAGCCAGGCTTTATTCAGCAAGTAAACCCATTTTTTTCTAATTTGTATAAATAAATGTATGCGGAAACGCACAATAAATTAAGGAGATTTAAAAATGGCAATCCAAACAAGATACGCAGGTGATGCACAAGGTATCAACAACGTTGATGCAAAAACAGACGGTACAGTAGGTACTCTAATCGCTACAGGTTTAACAAAGAACCCAACAGCAGTTAAGATCGTATTGGCAAACAGCCAAACTTTCACAGCGGCTGAAAGCGGTACAGGCGGTGCAGTAGAAACAATTCTACGTAACATCGCTATTGACTCTACAATCGTTATGTATCAGGTTGATACATCACAGTTGAGCGTTTTAGTTGAAGCTACTGGTAGCTCTACAGCTACTTTAGCTACACGTTTACAAGCTCTAGGTAACGTAGGTGTTGCAGCCAACGTTTACTTAGGTGGTGGTGTAACTGTTTCTTCAAGCAACGGTTTCAAACTAGCTTAATAGTTTTTTTAACTAACAAGAAGAGCACCTTTCGTAGGTGCTTTTTTTGTGGCCGATAAATACTTGCATCATGTCAAGCAATCTACAATTTTATCAAGGATTCAGTCTAGTAGACATAACAGCTACTGGAGTGACTCGTAGTCTTGACGTAGATCAACTTAAACGTAATCAACAACGTAATTGGGAAACATTGTTACAATGTATTGGATTACGCACACAGCCACAGCATATACACGATCCTGGTAGCATCGAAGCCCACCTCGACGGTTTTGAATTTGGCGATTTCTATACTGGAGTACAAAGAGTCTGGACGTGGTCCTGGGCTGTTGAAGGTACAGGTATCTATGACCTACCCGGTAAACCACTAGGCGGCCTACAACAAGATTTTGAACAGGTTCCGGTTGTAACATACCTAACCGAAACAGCACGTTTTATGCTACCAATATTTTATCCATATGGTACCATTAAAAACATATACTTTAAGCCAATACAGCAAGTATAAATACTAACTGATGCTACGGCACACATTAAGGCTCATTATCAAGGCACAAACAGGCTCATTGAAACAGCGTCGCTTACTAGAAAAAGAAAGCGTTTATGTCCACCACCACCGATATTGAGAAAAAGAGTCTTGAGGCGCACGTAGAACTTTGTGCGGAAAGATACTCTAACTTGGAAACTAAACTAAACAACCTTGATAGCCGTATGGATAAAATCGAGGGCCACATTGTGGACATTAAAGATTCCTTGGCCAAGGTCGGCGGCGAAAGTAATAAAACATTAATTACCATTGGTACTGCTATATTTGTAGCATTGTTAACAGCCGTTTTAGGCATAGTGGTACATCTAGCAACCAAATAATGAAAATTGTCGAATTATTAAATAACGTTCAACTGTCGCTTAATAATGAGCAGGCAGACTTGTTGGGACGATTCCAACACGAAAGCAAAATTAACAAAAATTCTCTAAATGACAGAGAACAATATATAGCAAATCAACTAGCAGAACAAGAAGTTCTCCTGCGCCGTAACGAAAATGGCTCAATCACATACACGAAAAAAATCAAATAAAGTAGCACCTCCAGTAGTTCGACAAGTAACTGATGTAGCCACAAACTATATTACGCACTGGACTCGTAAAGAACTCGGGCGTCTACAACAAGAAAGCAGTCCCATTTGTATACCTATTAAAGGTGGTTACAAAATTGGGCTGTATACTCTCAAAACTTATACAAATAAAACTTGCCAGGTCTACGATCATAACGGAGAACAGGTACATCTTTTTGAAAACAAAATATCAGCGGTATTGTACACCATATATACTATAAAGAAAAGATACTGGATAGCAGATGAAATCCTGGCCCTTGATCGAGAAATAAATAAGAATTATGTAGATATGCTGGCTCTGCGTCGTAGTACTGAAAAAGCACGGGAACGCAAGGATTATAATAAGGTAGATATTAATCTTTCCAGACTGGATATAGCAGAAACCAAGCTAACTCTAGCCCGAGACAAAATATCGAAAATACATAAATCAGCTAAATATAATAAAGTTTGGGAATAAACACTATGAGACTCTCTGAAATGCGTACTGAAGTAACACCACAAAAGATTAACAAAGTTATGGAAAGCCGCTTTGGTTTTACAGTTGACTATGATAATTTAACCTATGCTAAAGCTCAACGTTTGAGCAAGGCACTAGGCGAAAACATATCAACTATCCGTAAAAGTTTTGGTGCTCACACAGCAGAAAAAAATTCCAAGTTCATGGAACTTATGCTTGTTAAAGAAGGCCTAGATCGTTGGATGTCCAGCGAACACGGTTTGTTTGAATCTGAAATGGGCAAGAGCGAAGCTGTATTGGCTGCCAAGAATATGGTGGACAGTATCCAAGATATGCTTGAGAAATTAAGCAAAATGCAGAACGAAGAAATGCCAGCATTGGTCGACACAATCCGTGATCAAATCGGTGCCGAGCAGGCAGATGCATTTAAGAGCGCAATGGCTCCAACACTACAAAATCTATATCAAAATCTACAACAAAGCCGTGAGTCCAGCGACTCTGCTGTACGTTCATTGGCTGGTGAGCAAACTGCTCCTACAGATATGAGCCTAGGTGGTCCAGCAATGGGCGGTGAACCTGGTGCTGACTTAGGTGCGGCCCCAGGTCTTGACAGCGATATGGACAGTGACTTAGGTGCTCCCCCAGCAGACGGATTTGATGCTACTGATGCAGCCGCCGGCGGTGCAGAAGAACTAGGTCGCGAACGTCGTTAATATGCGTATTAGAGATATTATTCTCGAATCCGAAATAGAATTCGAAGCAATTGAAGATGAAGCAGAGACTCGTGGAGACTCTGCTTTAATTACCACGCTCGAATGGCTACGTAATGAAGCTGAACAATCAAACGCAGTAACTCCACGTGTAGCAGTTGATACTGTTATTGAACGTGTACGTCATATTCCCGGCAACGAAGCATTTAACTTTGCGGCGTTGGATGCGGCATTTAAAAGTAACGACAGTATCAAAACATTAATTAAAAAAATTGATGACGACACGCATACTGGCACCAAATACATTTATCTAACACCACCAGAAAATACAGTTGATATGTCAGATCCATTGGGCGCACAAGGCGCACCAAAAGGTGACCCGGCTAAGATTGTATCCAAAATGGCAGCCAAAGCGGCAGCCAACTAACCAAAATCGTTGACTGCTCGAGTTAAATACACTATAATAGTGTGAAGGAGTATCCAATGAAAAAGCTAGTTCTAGTACTAACCCTGTTATGTCTAACCAATTTGGCACACGCTGACCGTTGGCGTCACGGTGGCGGACATTATTACTGGCATCCGGGGTATGGTTGGGTATTGCCAGCTGTAGTCGGCGGTGCTATTGTTTATGAAGCTACCCGTCCACCTGTAATAGTACAACAACCTCCAGTATACATACAACAGCCACCAACACCACCGGCATACCCACAGCCAGCTGGCTATCATTGGGAAGCTATATTGGACAATAATTGTAATTGTTATCGCACAGTATTGGTTCCTAATCAATGAAATACCTGTTTACGTTTGTTGTACTAACCAGTGTGAGTGTCACTTCGGCCGCTGGACTCAATGGCCTAATCAATGACCTAGGTAAAAAGCCTGTGGTAACTCCACAGCCAGCACCACAACAACCACAGCCTCCTAAACCACCGGTAAAAAAGTAATATGGCATACTCAGACAAAGTAATTGATCACTACGAAAATCCACGCAACGTGGGCAAAATGGAAATAGATGATTCCGTTGGCACCGGCATGGTTGGCGCACCGGCTTGCGGTGATGTAATGAAACTTCAAATAAAGGTGGAAGATGGCATTATCACAGATGCGAAATTTAAAACTTACGGATGTGGCTCTGCAATCGCTAGCAGTTCGCTCGTTACTGAATGGGTCAAGGGCAAAACGCTGGAGCAAGCAGGAAGCATTAAGAATAGTGAGATTGCGGAAGAACTCGCACTACCGCCAGTCAAGATTCATTGCAGTATACTTGCGGAAGATGCGATCAAAGCGGCTATAAATGATTACCGTAACAAACACAGCAAGTAAAAAAATTCAGGCCAATTTAGTTAAACGTGGCAAAGGTGTGGGCATACGTGTTGGTGTACGTACTACCGGTTGCTCTGGGCTTGCTTATGTGTTAGAATACATAGATAAAGTAAACTCAGATGATATCACTATTGATATGAAAGATTTTGTGATTGCTGTTGATTCAAAAAGTAGTGTATATCTTGAAGGACTTGGTATTGATTATGTCCGGCAAGGTTTAAACGAAGGCTTCGAGTTTACAAACCCCAACGAAAAGGATCGCTGTGGATGCGGCGAATCATTTAGAATATAATGCTTATACAAAAATACAATTATGCTCCTATTGACAGAACAACTGTAGATGGGAAAAGGCACTATTGCCTTCCCGACGGTAGTAAAGTTCCTAGTGTAACAACAATCCTAGATCGAACAAAATCACAAGAATCTCGTGATGCTCTTGAACGCTGGAAAAAATCTGTAGGGGCAGAACGTGCCAAACAAATCACCACAGAAGCTGCCAATCGCGGAACACGTATGCATAGTTATTTAGAACACTATGTCAAGACTGGCGAAATGAAAGAATTACCTAGTAACCCATTTGCACACCCTAGTTGGTTTATGGCTGCACAAGTTATCTTAGAAGGATTTGAGAAGATCGATGAAGTATGGGGAGTTGAAGTTCCTGTTTATTATAGTGGGTTATATGCTGGTACTACAGACTCTGTAGGTGTACACGACGGAGCACCTGCTATTATGGATTATAAGCAAACTAACAAATTAAAAAAACGTGAATATATCGGCGACTATTTTATACAATTAGCGGCCTATGCACAGGCTCATAATAATATGCACGGAACCGACATCAAACGAGGCGTAATTCTTATGTGTCAACAGCCAAAAGAGCTTAGTCCTGGCGTTTTTGACACCCCTGTTTATCAAGAGTTCATTCTCAAAGGCACAGAGTTTGAGCACTATAACAACGAGTGGAACAAGAGAGTCGAGTTGTATTATCTAACTAGCTAAATACAATATAATTAGTATAAGGTTAGTTAAATGGCTATTCTACAAATCAGTCAAATCCAAGTCCGTCGTGGACTTAATCAAGATTTACCACAGTTAGCAAGCGGCGAACTAGGCTGGAGCCTGGACACACGTCAGTTATACATTGGTAATGGCACAGTATCTGAAGGTGCTGTAACCGAAGGCGTTACAGAAATTCTAACAGAGTATTCTGCTTTTAACTTTACTTCAGGCATTCAATCCAACGTATCTCTTTTGACTTCTAATGTATCCACTATTAATATTAATATTGGAACACTAGGATCACAAATCAACGCACTACAGCTAGGCCAATTTACCAGCAATACTACAACATTAACAGCGGCTACGTCCGGGTTAATTACTACGTTACCTTTGACTAATAGTGTGATAAATTATAGCTTAATACAAAACGGCACAAATCAACGCACCGGCTTTATTAGATTAAGTCGACAAGGTTCTACAGTCAGTTACGATGAAGAATATGACGAAACTGGTACAACCGATATTGTGTTTTCTGTAACAGCAAATGCCACACAGGCCAATTTAAACTATACCACAACTTCGGTGACCAATTTAAGTTGGCAAACTAGAACTATTTAAATTTATAGATGTTTCAAAAGAAGCCAGAGGACCGATTGAGGTCGTGGCGTGAATTTCGATTAGAGTTAGATTCTCTTACGTTAGAAAATGCTTTAGCCCAAACTGCAGAGTTTTGGGCAGGAGCACCTTTTACTCCGTATCATCTAGACCCGGATCAGTCGGATAAATGGCCAGATCCGTGGACCTTAATTGAAGAAAATGTCTATTGTGATATTGCTAAATGCCTAGGCATAGTGTATACTGTGTTACTAACTCGCCATCGTACCGAGCTAGACATAGAAATAAGGGTATATAAAGATCCTAATGCAGGGGTCGAGTATAATTTAGCTTGTTTCTCTCAGGGGAAATATATATTGAATATGATTGACAGAGAGGTTGTAAATATCAAACAAGTCGAAAAAACTTTACAACTAGTAAAAACATATACAGCAGAAGATTTACATTTAATAAACTATTAAGAGACATCAATGACACAGATTCAAGTTACAAAAAGAGAAGGACAACGAGAAGTCCTCGACTTAGAGAAGTTACACAAGGTAGTATTTTGGGCTACACAAGGAATTACAGGTGTTAGTGCCAGTGAAGTAGAAATAAAAAGCCATATACAATTTTACAATGGCATTAAAACAGCGGACATTCAAGAAACTCTAATTAAAAGTGCCGCTGATTTAATCAGCGAAGCAACTCCTAATTACCAATACGTAGCCGGTCGATTGATTACATACCATCTACGTAAGCAGGTTTACCATGATTATGAACCTTGGCCATTATTAAAACTAGTTAAACGTAACGTTGACCTAGGATTTTATGACCGCGGGTTATTAGAAGCCTACACAGAAGATGAGTGGGCTCAATTAGATCATAAGATTGATCACAGCAGAGACGAAAACTTTACTTACGTTGCTATGGAACAATGGCGCGGTAAGTATCTAGTACAAAATCGTGTAACTGGAGAAATCTACGAAACACCACAAATAGCCTATATGCTTATTGCGGCAACACTATTTCAATCATATCCTGTAGAAACACGTTTAAAATGGATATTTGAATATTATGACGCAATTAGTCTGGGAGACATTAGCCTTCCTACCCCTGTCATGGCCGGTGTACGCACTCCTCAGAAACAGTTCTCATCGTGCGTACTTATTGAAGCAGACGATTCTTTGGACAGTATTAATGCTACTGCTAGTAGCATCGTTAAGTACGTGTCTCAGAAAGCCGGTATTGGCATCGGTGCCGGACGTATCCGTGCGTTGGGCTCGCCCATACGCAATGGTGACGCATACCACACAGGTGTAGTACCATTCTATAAACTATTTCAATCAGCTACACGTAGTTGTAGTCAAGGTGGTGTACGCAATGGCGCCGCTACCCTTTATTATCCTATCTGGCATTTAGAAATCGAAGACCTCATTGTATTAAAAAATAACAAGGGCACAGAGGATAATCGTGTACGTCATATGGATTATGGTGTCCAATTCAACAAATTAATGTACGAAAGACTAATTCAAGGTGGCGATATTACCTGTTTTAGTCCCCACGATGTGCCGGAAATGTACGATGCCTTCTTTGCAGATCAAGACAAGTTTAAAGAGTTGTACGAACGTGCTGAACGCAACACTAAATTGCGTAAGAAAACATTTAAGGCCATTGACCTGTTTAGTCGCTTTATGCAAGAGCGTAAAGATACCGGACGTATCTACCTACAAAACGTAGACCACGCCAATACTCACAGCCCCTTTAACGAACAAGTAGCACCTGTTAAGATGAGTAACCTTTGCTGTGAAATCGACTTACCAACAGTACCACTTAAAGATGTCAATGATGAACTAGGTCGTATTGCGTTATGTACTCTAAGTGCTATTAACTGGGGTAATGTACGTAGCCCACAGGACTTTGAAAAGTCTTGTACACTGGCTGTACGTGGCTTAGACGCACTACTATCATATCAAAACTATCCTGTTCGCGCCGCTGAATTGGCTACCGAAGAATTCCGTCCACTAGGTGTGGGTATTATTAACTTTGCCTACTTCTTGGCTAAAAATGATGTAAGCTACAGTGACCCTAAGGCATTGGCGTTGGTTGATGAATATGCCGAAGCCTGGAGTTACTACCTATTAAAAGCCTCAGCTGATCTCGCCGTTGAACAAGGCCCTTGCGGTCGTTGGAAAGATCTTAAGTCAGCAGATGGTCGTTTACCCATTGACACACGCAAACTAGATGTAGACGAACTAGTCGCACATCAAGAACGTATGCCTTGGGCAGAACTTCGCGAGCAAATCAAAACTACTGGTCAGCGTAATGCTACCCTAATGGCCCTAATGCCAGCAGAAACATCGGCACAAATTGCCAATGCTACAAATGGTATTGAGCCCCCTCGCAGTCACGTAAGTATCAAACAAAGTAAACACGGTGTACTTAAACAGGTTGTACCCGAGTATCGTCGCCTAAAGAACAAATACGAATTACTTTGGGATCAACGTAGTCCAGAGGGTTATTTAAAACTCTGTGCTGTGCTACAAAAATACATTGATCAAGGTATCAGTGTAAACACTTCATACAATCCACATTTTTACGATGATGACAAAATTCCTTTGAGCGATATGCTTAAAGATGTTATACAGTTTTACAAGTATGGTGGTAAGCAGTTGTATTACTTTAATACCAATGACGGACAAGGTGAAATTGACATTGACAAACTATCAGGCACTAAGTCAGAACCATTGGAAGCAGTATTAGATGATCAGGCTGATTGCGATAGTTGTGTAATATGAAACCTAGTTTGTTAATAGCTGCCGGTTGCTCTTGGGTAGCCGGCAAGTACATCGACCGAGACCCAACACTAGCTGATGTGGACTACAGTTACGTTGAGGATCCTGCGTTTGTGGCTGAACACAGTTTTGCCGGTATTATTAAACGACAACTACGCATAGATGAAATTAAAATTTTAGCCGACCACGGTAGTAGCAACCAAGAACAGGTTAGAAAAATTCTCAGCTTCTTAGAAGCTAATCAAGATTCTTATAGTCAAATTTTTGTACTATGGGGAGTAACTAGCATTTATCGTTGGGAAGTATATGACGCCCGTTTAGATAGACCAGTAACCTGTTTGGTTGGTAAGGTTTATAGAGATAATCCTGCGTTAACTGATGAAATAAAATATAATTTTAAACATCACTGGGACCGAGATTACGAGCTAGAAAAATTAGGAAATCAGGTTGCCTCACTGAGTGGATATTTAAAACAACAAAAAATTGATCATTTGTTTTTTAATAGTTTTCATTCGGTAACAGACACAAATTTAAAAATTAGGTCAGTGACTAAAGCTAATTACTATTATGTCAATGACAACAATAATGATATGTTAAGTTTTTTGTGTAAAGAAAATAACGTACCATTGAGTAAGAGTAGTGTGCCTTGGCTTAATCTTGTTAAGCCGTCTGAGGACTCCCAGTATCATACTCCAGCTGTTAAAGAATTGCGTCGCCAGGGTTGGCTAGACCTAGCCACGGCGCACCCCACTGTTCGAGCCCACCAGGCTATAGCAGATGAACTATTTCGATATATAGAGGATAATAAAAATGAGCGTATTTAATATTAATAATAAAACAAAACACACCGACGCATTGGCATTTTTAGATCCCGCAGGACCAGTAACTATTCAGCGTTATGAAACATTAAAATACAAGCAGTTTGACAAATTAACAGACAAACAGTTAGGTTTCTTTTGGCGTCCGGAAGAAGTTGATGTGATGCGTGATGCTAAGGACTTTAAAGAGCTAACAGAATATGAACAACATATTTTTACCAGTAATTTAAAAAGACAAATTCTATTAGATAGTGTACAAGGGCGTAGTCCTAACCTAGCATTCTTGCCAATGGTCAGTATTCCTGAGTTAGAGACCTGGTTAGAGACCTGGGCGTTCAGTGAAACAATCCATAGCCGTAGTTATACACACATCATTCGTAATGTCTATGCCGACCCTAGCGAAGTATTTGATCAAATGTTAGAGGTTGACGAAATTGTTTCTTGCGCTAACGATATTAGCAAATACTACGACGATTTAATTTCAGCTAGTAATCTACATCAGGTGTTAGGTGTTGGCACACATACTGTCAACGGCAAAAAAGTTGTAGTAGATATGTATGATCTAAAGAAAAAGTTATGGTTAGCCCTTCAATCAGTTAATGCCCTAGAAGGTATTCGTTTTTATGTTAGCTTTGCCTGTAGTTGGGCATTTGCTGAACTTAAAAAGATGGAAGGCAATGCCAAGATTATTAAATTTATTGCGCGAGACGAAAATTTACATTTGGCATCTACACAGACTCTTATTAAATTGCTTCCGCAAGATGATCCTGATTACATTACTATTCGCGAAGAAACTCGCGAAGAATGTACAAAGATGTTTTTGGCGGCCGCCGCACAAGAAAAAGCCTGGGCCAAGTATTTGTTTAAAGATGGATCAATGATTGGTCTTAACGAACAGCTATTAGCACAATACGTCGATTGGTTAACCTGTAAGCGTATGACAGCTATTGGACTTGACTGCGGTATTAAACCTGGAAGTAATCCATTACCTTGGACACAAAAATGGATCGCTGGTAGCGACGTACAAGTAGCACCGCAAGAAACAGAAATTAGTAGTTATGTAGTAGGCGGTACAAAACAAGATGTTGATAACAACACATTCAAAGGACTCAGTTTATGATCACAGTATATTCTAAAAACCATTGCCCATTTTGCGACAAAGCAAAAGGCCTATTAAAACTAAAAGGAGTTGCTTTCCAGGAAATCAAAATTGACGAAGATTCTGAAGCACGTGAATTTATCGTTGGAGAAGGACACAGAACTGTTCCGCAGTTGTATAAAGATGGTAAATTATTAGTAGAAGGTGGGTATAATGGATTAGCTCGCCAACAAGAGGATTTTTGGGCCGCACTATAAATGCTACAGTTATTTTATCAACAAACCGAGCAACGAAATGCCGAGGTTGAACTTCATATTACCAACGCTGGACGTCGGTATGAACATTTTTTTGTTGATGAACACAGGGACGAATATGATCACGAAAATGTAGACCCAAACTGGAACGGATGTTTTTGTAATTTGCCCGACCCCACTGACACAAATTGGCCAAAATTATTTGATAACTATGAATTTTTAGCCAGTGGCGCAGAAGCAATTTTAGCATTAGATATATCAGCAATACCCGATACACCATTACCACACGAATTTAAACTTTAAGGAAAAATTATGTTAATTCAAAAAGGTTACCAGCCTGGTGACGTAGTCTGCTTCAAAGTAGTAAACGGAGATGAAATTGTAGCAAAAATCGTTGAAATCACCGACGACAGCTACACTATTAGCCGACCTTGTACAGTAGTACCTAGCCAACAGGGACTAGGCCTTTTACAGAGCCTATTTTCTGGGGATATAAATACTAATGTAACACTGAGCCGACAGCATATTATTATGCATGCCCCTGTAATTAAAGATCTAGAAAATCACTATATCAAAACTACAACCGGTATCGAGCCAGTGACTAAAGGTGGAATTATAACTTAATGCCAATTGGCCCAATAGCAGTAATTACTAGCAAACTAGATCCAGTGGGAGGTGTTGAAGGCTACAACGCCAAGTTACCTCTTGGCACGTTGGCTATAATGCCGTTTGCTTTAAATGTATTAGCCGAAGGCAAACCAGTTGCTGTTGTGGGTACAGGATGTACAGTACACGGTAATCCATTTAATCCATTGAAACCTGGATATAACCCCATTTGCTTTGAGTCTGAAGTAGTTGAAGGAATTCCTACTATACTAGTAAACAATTTACCAGTAGCACTGGCCGGCCCGTTAGGAAGTTTAACTACCTGTGGTCACTGGGTAGCAGTAAGTCCTGTTAAGTCTGTTGTGGTCGGCGGCGCCTTAGGATAATACAATGACAACAGCGTTACAGATAAATGCCGAGCAAACAATCATCAATGGCCAAGGTCTTGGAGTAAGTGGCAATCTGCTAGCGCAAATATCTACATTTCAAAGTCACCAACCTATTCAACTTATCGCTAACATTTTTAACAATGTTAATAACAGTGGCAATGCCGCACCAAATTTATTACCAGTAGTTAGCACCGTTGGCACTGGAGCAGGACTCAATGCCTGGGCCATAGACTTTTGGTCAAGTAATATTACACCAGCTACAAGTTCTAATGTATACACTTATGGTGTATTAACTACACCCATCTATGACCCCAATCCCGCACACTGGACAACTGACACAGACGGCGGCACTATCCAACCCATCATTGGTTATAATCATACTCCAATAATAAGCACCACTAGTTTTAGCCACACAGTTAATGTACAGGCCCAGTTACCTTTTACCAATGGATTGGCTGAGTTTGCCAACGTATACACCAGAGCATACGGATGGAGTGTACAGCACTTTGATACTGTTAGTAGCACTCATTTGCTAACTGGTCGCACCTACGGTCAAAGCGGCATAGGCTACACTGGGCCAGTTGATTTGGTAACAGCCGGAATCAACACTCACGGTGGACTGTTAAGTAACGCTGTTAGTAATTGGGGCACAATGTATGACATCAGAAATATGAATTCTATTGCTGATGTTTATGTATTTGGGCAGAATTTATTAAATCAAGGATTTGGTACATTAGGTAACTTAGCCACTGATATGACCAATGCTGGACTAAACATATATAATTTAAAGGCAGTCCCGCAACCAGTTACATCAACTACTTACAGCCCCGGAACTATTACCTATGGTAGTTCAATTGGTCAAATTGAAATACCTAGTATCAACGCACAAACAACTACTACAGTAGTAACTGGTAGTAGCGCAGATGTTCTAACAAATATCTATAGTACTATCACTGGGTCCAACCTGGCAGCCATTGTTGATGCCACAGGAATTACAACAGCCAGCGGAACTACCCCAACAACGTTATCAGACTATCTAGATTTAAGCAAGATAACTTATCCGGCGACATATAGCGGATTAAACGCACTAGGAATTTATACCCTAGCACAGCTTGGAGAATACCTACAGGTCAAAGTTGGTCAAGGATATTTTACATCCTGGGCAACACTGGCGACATTCTTAAAGAGTCTAGAAGTACCAAGTTTACCGCATCTGAGTGCCAGTGCCACTGCTGGAACACCGTTACTAAGTTCAGCGACTATTAATAGTGTTTACAATCGTACAGGAACCGGCTCTGGAGTATTTACAAATACTGTACTAACTGATTACCTAGGAGCAGTAGCCGGTATGCCTTATACCGATGTAATTACTGTTCTCAATTCAAATTACAATCAGATTGTACCTGCTAGTTTAACAACAGCGGTACAATCTTTAGATTCTGCTGTGTCATCTTATATCAACAATTATAATGCTTGGGTATCGGCAAACACCGGCGGGTCAGGTCCTGACATTGGCCCAGTAACATCGGCAGTTGGATCGGTCAACAGCATATTAAGTAGTTTGCCTAGTTCTGACAGATTAACACAATGTCAACAAAGTTATTATTCGGCTATTACAAAATTGCCTAACGAAGTAGCATTACTAAGTAAAGCTGGGGTAGTATTCAATAGCGGAAGCCAACAGGCCCTAGAGTCGTTTGCTAGCCAAATTGGATCAGTTGCCAGTGACAAAGATACACACCAAACGTATCAATTTTTTGCCAACATAATTACCAATGACATTGCCGGAGATACTATTCGCGCGGTTATAGCAGAAACAATCAACACACAATTATTGCTCGGCACCGGAATTAAAATTCGAAACGACCCAGAACCATCTCAGATAATCTACAATGCTGAGCAACAAAATATACCAATAAGTACATACATAACTCGCAATCAGTAGGGTTTTAATAGCGTAATTTTGCCAAGAAACACTACTTACCTTGACTTTACACGACTTATATAGTATTATAACTCAGTAGATATGGTCTTAAATATCTAACGCTTCTTGTTTTCTAGGAAGCGTACAACTCTAAAGGAGGACGAAGTATGAAGAAGATGATTTCGATCGTCATATCAATAATCGCCCTGACCGTAATGGCACCCGGTCATGCAGAAGAAGCACAAGTACCACAGCAGAATTTTATTAACAAAATAGAACCCGCCCAGGTACAAACTACAGTAGACAGAATTGTCACTGGAACTAGAGATAAGTTAGATAACCTAGTTCAAATTATCACAACACCCTGGATTGATTTTTCAGTATCCAGCAAAGACGAAGACTGCCTGGCTCGCAACATTTTTTACGAAGCCGGTAACGAACCCGAAGAGGGCAAAGTCGCAGTAGCAATCGTCACAATCAATCGTGTTAAAGACGGTAGGTTTGATAAATCCATATGCGGAGTTGTTAACCAACGCACCGTATTTGTTCGCCAACGCCAGTTACAAAAAACTGAGATGGTAGCGGCTGGATTTTTTGGTCGCCCTGAACCTGTTACAAAAACTGAAATAGTTATGCAGTCTGTTCCGGTTTGTCAATTTAGTTGGGTATGCGCTTTTATGCGTAAGCCCGGCAGAGAAGATGAACGCTGGCAAGAAAGTCAACGCATAGCACACGAAATATTAAATGACGGTTATACAGAATATCGTATGAAGTTTGCCGACTCTTTATATTTTCATGCAACTGGGATAATGCCATCCTGGGCAAAACAAAAGAAATTTGTTGCTCGTGTAGGTGGACATAGATTTTATTCGGACACATCCAAGATTTAAATGTTTTTTGAAACCCTTAGGCGTATACGATCAATCGCTACTAAACACAGCGGTAAGTCGTTTACGCCTGAAGGACTAACACATTTAATAAGAATGCAATTCCGTGACCCCATATTAAAATTTCACACACATCGTAGTCCAGATATTCCTACAAACGATTGGTGGATCAATGGCACCTACGATATAGTCGACGATCAAGACGATCTTCCCTGTGTACACATCAATCTAATGTTTTCTACCAAGAAAAGAAAATTACAGATTGATAAATTAGATTGGAACCAGTGGGCGTTCCACGTAGCCGATGTTATGACGCACGAGTATCTACATCGATATTATGTACACAACCGTGGTATGCGATTTGGTCGTGGATACCAAACTCGACATATGGGCGAATACGAACGCAGTATGAAAGATTATCTAGGCTGTGAGGATGAAATATTGGCCTATGGTTTTAGTTGTGCCGCGGAAATGCTCTGCTACCAAATACCATTTGAACAAACAAAAACACACAAACTCTATAAAAAATATTTTTTTAAAACTGATCCAAAAGTAGTACTAAAATTAAAACGACAAGCGATTAAATACATTAAACATCTGGAGCGACTCAACAATGACCAAATCCGCAACTCAGGCTGTAGAAGTAGAATTTGATGATTTATTTGAAACCGATATCAGCGAGGAGGATTACGGATTTATAGTTGGCCCCGATGGCGAACTAAAATCAATATTTGTCCCGGATTGCCGTCCATTTAAAACACCTAAAAAAATACAACGTATTCTAAAAGTCTTTGGGATTTCGGATCCCGGGCAATTTGAAGATTCTACGTTACATTAAAACAGTAGACTCATAAATCCCAAAATAGTATAATTACTATACTATGAATAAGATTGTTGTTAAAATCCCACAAAAAACTCGGGCTCACAGGGTGTTGTTTTTAAGCCACACCCCGTTTAAGCCCAAACGAGTTGAACGTAAAGATTTGTATCAACGCAAACCCAAACACCCCGGCCGTGATTCCAACGGTTGACCCAAAACTCCCAAAATGCTATAATAGCTGTATGGTAATTAACAAGGAGTAACAATGACTACAGTTCAATTCGCAGGTTTTAGCCGTATGAACGGTGTTTTAAAATTCCGTACTGCTAACGAAATCAGCCGTGCTCAGCAATTGGCTAAACTTGGTGATACTGATATTAGTATGGCAATACTGCCTAACCCAATGACTAAGAATGATGCCGCTAAGTATGTACTCACTAACTTAGCCATTTCCTATCCCAAGTTCAATACACCCGAGGCTACTGGTTTACTCACTGGCCTGATTAAAGACGAAAACCCTTTTGCTCAACCTAAGGCGGCTAAAAAACCAAAAACTGTTAAAGTAACTAAGCCACGTCTTATCATTGGCTCTACTTCAGTTGGTGCCGATGATGCTCCGTACAGTCCAAAACAGGCGGCAAAGATTCGTGCCGAGTTTATGAAGAAGCTAAAAGTAGCATACGAGGCTAACTAATGTATTTAGGTCGAACTTTAGCTATCGCAGGCATAGTTTATCTGTCTCTACACGTCATCTCAGGATATTGGTATTGTGCTGATAATTTTTGTCCTGGTGATCGCGAAAGTGATTGGGTTTACGAATACACCGACGATGACGGTAAAAGATATATTGTCATAGACGACAAACCAATTCTTAAAGATACCTTTGACCAACAGTTAGGTATTGGAAAATATTTTAAGGAAAATGATGGAACCAAATAAACGAATTGAAGTATTACGCTACACTTTAACAAAAGAACAAATTGGGTCTTTTATTTCGGGCCTACACGAAATACAACACGATATGATTGAAGCTGTAGTAGAAAGTAAAGCACGGCAGGGCTACCCTGAAGCCAACGAAGTTATTAACTATATCCGGGGATTAAAATAATGTCTTTTGAAACCTGGCTAACCGAAGATGATACCCTACGACTTTGGGCAGTAGTCCAAGGAGATTTACCAGAATCTGCGGCAACAGGTGACGAGCTGGTTGAGTTTGAACGTGTAGTACTGTATAGTGCTATGATTAAGATGGCAGGTCCCGAATATGCTAACGCAACAATACAATGATTAAACGAATAGGTTTTTGCTGTAAATGGATTGATACCCCAGAACAAACTGAGGGTATTAAATCTACCGACGATGCTCGTAAATATAATACAGGCACTACTACAGTCGCCTGGTTAAACAGACAAACACGAGAAATAGCGGAACAGAAGTTATGGGACCTAATGGTAGGCAATATCGAATCAACACGGAGGCTAGTAGAACGTGTCTCCACACTTGATCCTAGCCTTAGGATGGTTAGGCTTTCTAGCGACATCCTGCCTTGCTATACTCACGCTGATTTTGCTGATTATTGGCTTCAACCTGATGTGGTTTCATACGCCGAAACCGCGTTCAAAAGAGTGGGCGATATTGCTCGCAATAGCGGTGTGCGATTGTCTTTTCATCCTGGGCAGTTTACTGTGCTTGCGAGTTCTAACCCAGGCATTGTCGAACGTTCATTAGAGGAGTTTGAATATCATGCGAATATGGCCCGTTGGATGGGCTTCGGCTTATCCTTTCAGGATTTCAAGATCAACGTCCACATCTCCGGTAGAGAAGGTCCAGCCGGTATCCGCCGTGCGTACCAACGACTATCGCCAGAAGCAAGAAACTGTATTACTATCGAAAACGAAGAAAACGCCTGGGGGTTAGATGATTGTCTTACCATTAGTGATATTGTTCCTATTGTGCTCGATATTCATCATCACTGGATACGCGAAGGCGAGTACCTTAGCCCACGGGACGAACGTGTTAGGCGAGTTATTGATAGTTGGCGTGGTGTTCGGCCTACTTGTCATTATAGTGTTAGTCGCGAAGACGTACTTGTGGGACACGATACACTTACAGCACCTGACCACGCGGCACTTCTTTTAGAAGGCTACAAAAAAGCAAAACTTCGTGCCCATAGTGACTTTTATTGGAATCGTCAGGTCAACGAGTGGGCATTGAGCTTCTGGCCAGACTTTGACATACAATGCGAAAGTAAAGGCAAGAATCTAGCTAGTTTTGAGCTATATGAGCAGGCAAAACAGCTAAATCTGTAAATACGTAATACACGCTACTATGAGCCCGCCCGATGCGGGCTTTTTCTTTTTTAGATAAATACCCAATAACAAGGTAATTTCTAATGAGTCTTTTTGCTAACGTATATACAGGTGCTAATCCAAATGACGGAACTGGTGACAGTTTACGCATAGCATTTCAGAAAATAGATCAAAATTTTGCTAATATTTCTCAGATTGGCAATGTACTAGTATCTAGTGTAGCTGGAAAAACAGGAACTGTAGTATTAACAGCCCAAGACATTTGGGGTGCGGCCAGTAATGTTTATGTTCAGCAATTGACCACGGCTGCCAATGCTCATGCCGACGGTGCTGTGGCTACTTTATCCACTCAGGTTAACATACAGATTGCCAATGCTGTTTCAGTTAGCAACACATATACCAATTCTGCTATCTCTGGAATTTCTGGTATTGCCGCTAATCTAACGGTACTGTATTCTAACATTGGTAATTTATATGCCAACGTTGGAACTATCTCGGCCAACTTGTACAACACTAATGCTTATGTCAATACTGCTCTTTATAACATTGGATTAAATGCCACTGATATTATCAATATAAAAAGTAATGTTAATTTAATAAATGCTAATATTGCGGCCGCCAATACTGCTATCAGCACATTAACTACCGCAACTACCAACGCAACAAATGCCGCTAATGCCGCGGCAGTGGCCTTGGTCAACTCATTACAAAGTACACTAAACACAAACGTATCTACAGCAAATTCTGCTGTGGTTGCTTTTGTAAATACACAGGTTTCATCGTTAACTGCCAATGCTGGTTCGCAGGCAACAGCAATTAATCTTATTAACGCAAATGTTTTGGCCGCTAATGTTGCCATTGGTGCTTTACAAAGTAATACTGGATCTTTACAGTCACAGATCAACAGCGTCAATGCTAATACGGTAAGTTTGACTAATCAGGTCGCAGTTTCAAATGTAGCGGTGATTAGTTATGTAAACACCTTGAATACAGCAATGGCATCTAATGTTGCCAATGCTCGTAGTTATACCGACGCAAGTATTGCCGCATTGGTTAATAGCGCACCTGCCACTCTTGACACACTGGCTGAAATTGCCGCTAACCTAGCGTCTGAAGCTGGAGCAATTGGTTCTATATTAAATTCAATTGCTAGTACCAACGCCAATGTTGCTACAATCAATGCTAACACTGGTGCTTATCATATTTGGGCCAACGCCAACGTTGCTGGGTTGTCAAGCCAAATTACCAATGTCAACTCTGCAATCGTTACAGCCAATACTGGAGTAGTAAGTTATGTTAATACTCAGGTTCAGTCATTACAAATAAATGCCGCAGTTCAAGAAACAGAAATTTCTGGACTACGTTCTAATATCACGGCAGCCAATGTCACAATCGTTACAGCCAACACAGCCATGAAAGGTTATGTTGATTATCAAATTAGTGGAGCCAATGCCGCTCTTAATAATTTGAGTAATAGTATTAACAGCGTTGGTACCATTGTTGCTATTAATGCTAACATTACAGCGGCCAACGTTGCTAGTTTACAAAGTCAAATCAATGCGGCCAATGCCGCAATCGTTACGGCTAATACTGCGGTAGTAAGTTATGTTAATGCTAATACTGCCGCACAGAAAATATTGATTAACACAATCAATGCCAACGTTGCCGCGGCCAATACCGCTATTGCTAGTCAAAATACAACTATCAATACAATTAATACCACAGTTAATAATCATACCGCTAACTTAACAACTGGCCCAATTCAGGTCAGTGGCAATATTGTTGCCGCTAACATCAGAGCCACTGGTGGTGGTGTTTTCTTTCCCGACGGTACAAGACAAACCACAGCGTTTACTACAGCTAACCTAACAACAGGAAATATTTTATTTACTAATACTACATTGTCTACTATTAACGACACTGGTGGTAATGTTGGTATTACATTAAATCCAGCTAATGGTGGCGAGATACATTTAAGTTCTTTTGTAGGTATTAATAATACCAATCCCGGTTACTGGTTAGAAGTTGGTGATTGGTCAGACAAAGTCAACACTGGTAATATTGCTATTAGTTTTGGTAATCCTGCTACTTCATATAAAAATACAGTAATATGGGATTGGGACTGGTTAGATGCTGGCGCAGTCGGCCATACCAATGGTAGCGGTACTCACGCAACATTTGGTTTATACAATTGGTTAGGTACTCCTGGATCAGGTACTACCCGAGCTTACATTACCTTTGATGCTAACTCGGCGGCCGCTGTAGCACCAATACAGGTTAATGCCAATGGCTCAGTATTACTCAGTAATGTAACAGTTAGTAGCAATTTAATTACTACTAATAGACCATCATTTAAAGTGTATGGTAGTACTGATTCTAGTCCAAACTGGACAGCGGGGGTAATTGGCACTAGTGGCAATGTTACTGTAACTGTTGATCATAATATTGGAAATTATTATAACGCAACAACAGGAAGATTTACAGCCTCAGTGACTGGATTGTACCATGTATTCTTTAACGGATTAGCTGGATCAGCACACCAGCAGGGCTCTGTAATAATACGAAAAAATGGACTTTCTACCGCCGGCAATAATATTTGTGTTGCAAGTTCTATTAACGGAGACGCAGGAGGTCAAGGAACATTTAGTATTTCTACTACTGCTAGACTAACTGCCGGAGAATATATTGATGCGTTTATTTCTACTGGGTCCATAGCATTTAACTCAGGACAAAATTGGGGAGCCTATTTTATAGGATAACGTTGTAACACAACGATAAGTACAATATGAGAATAACAGACATTATCCGCGGCATACTAGATCAGGTTGATCAGGCAAAATAATTATGTCAGCAAACGGAATATCAACACTAGCAACTAAACAAGCCCGCCAAGCGGCTAAACTGGCCTTGGCCGCTACCAAACGTGCTACAGCCGGTACTAACGGATATAGAACACTACACACCTTAGATACTACAGAATTGCCTACACTTTATTCTGGAAATGTAGTAGTAGACAATGCCAATGTGGGAGGCCTCGTCGAGGGCCGTCCGTGGAAGTAACTAAATATACAAACAGGATATTATGAAAGCCGCAGAAATACTACGTAAATTGGCAGATGTTATTGATAGTCAAGAATCTAACACACAAGCCAGCACAGAGATTACCAATCGCCCTGACCAAGCCAGTATAGAAGTTGATCAACCTACAGATACAGCTGGTATTGAAC